AGTCATCTAGCGAATTAGTTTTCTCGCTCTTCCAGTTAATACTGTCAAGAACAATCGTCAACGGATCGAGAAACGCTTTCTCGAATTGAGTATCATAATCTAAATATGGTCCCAAGTCAAATTCTTTCGGGATAGTTGTTAAGAACGATATGACGCTACATTGAAGTGGGTTTGGTTCCTTTACATACAAGAACTTTATCTTTTCGCCTTCTTTGATTTCCTGATACTTCTTTTCAAGGTTCTTTGTACGGATCGCATTATTAAAAATAAGTGCACCCTTAACATGAATTGGTGTACCTTTCGCATAAACACTATTCTTGTCAGCATATTCTCTTACTCCATTCACCGATCTCGGGAATGCAACATCTTCAACAGGTAATGTCTTAAACTCTTTGCGGAAGTTTGCAATAAACTGAATCAAGGTATCTTGATCTTTTGTGAGAATAACTTCAAACGCTTCCTTAATCTTTTCGCGGCAAGCATTCGGCGTTGAAGATTTAACCGCTTCAAGACCCATGATCTTAAGTTTCGGTTTCTTGTATTCAACACCTTCGTTATTATACACATTGATCAGATAACGCTTCTTTGCAGTCCAAATCGCTTTGTCAGCAAGAGCCTCGCGCTTCATCTTCATCTTCTGCGCATAAGCATTTACATACTCAGACAACTCCTGATATGATGCATCAATATATGGCTGCAGTTTCTGATCACAAAACTGATCCATTGCACGAATGATCTTTAACTTCTCAACCTTTTCGATGTTCGGTATAGACTTCTTGATAAGTGGTCCGAGATTCAAATAGATTGAATCGGTATCTGAAGCAATTACATAATCAGCATTTCGCGTTTTAACAATGCCGTTGATATAGGCATTAAGTTTATTTTCAATCCACCGAATAGATAACTGACCGCTGAGAGTGATCGCTTCAGCAATACGAATATCAAAGAAACGGAAGTATTGATTGCCGATAGCACCGTAAGCCGAGTTCAATGTTACTTTCTTAGCCAACTGAATGTTATTGAATTTAGCAATTTGCTTTTCGAGTTCTCGCTTTTCAGATTCTGAAACAGATTTCTCGAGTAACTTCTTTGCTTCAGTCGCTTTGTTCTTGTACATGGCGCGATCTTCATACATACGCTCCATGATCTCGGACAAGAATCCTTGCTTGCTGATATCAAACAGTTGACCGTTTGGCGTTACCGTAACATTCAACTTCTTTAATTCTTCAGTTGGTATCTTACCATCAAGCAGTGAATCGACATTGATCTTACTACCCCATTGAGACATAAACTTACGCATTTCATCCGTATAGTTTTTAGGTTCAATCAACATTTCAGGTGAAAGATTGTATTGCATGATCAAGTGCGGATACAGACTGTTCAAGTCAAACGAGGCAACCCACTCGTGCATACCAAGGATTGGATCTTTAACGAATGCGCCAGCATATTGACTATCCTTTTCTGCATTTCTGCGTGGAGGAATAACCATATGCTTGGCTTTCAGAGTATTGTATGTGATTGTATCCCACATTCGTACTTGCGAGAACACATCATCATAATTTACTTTAGCGTCATACGCCAAAGTCATCGCAAGTTCAATCAGGCGAATTTTATCTTCGAGTTTCTGAACCAGCTCTACGTCGCGAATGTTATACTCAATAAACTTTTGATAATCAAGTCTATAGAGTTGATGTAGATTTTCATATTCAGAATAGTCTAACTTACGCTCGCCAAGTTCAACGCTACAGATATGATCTAGTTTGTATGACTCTTGATTTGGATTTGCTGAATACTTGCGATAGAGTTCGTAGTAGTCTAGAATTGAAATGCCATAAAGTTCATAGCAAGTTTGTTTCTTGCCACGAAAATTAATTTCACTCGAAGTGACTTTACCCCAGGGCGAAAGTTTCAATGCCTTGTCTTCACCAAACAAGCGAGTGATGCGGTTTACAAGATATGGAAAGTCGAAGAAACGAACGTTCCAACCGCTGACAATATCAGGATAATATAAAGTCCACTTATCAATAAACTTTTCGATAAGTTCAAACTCATCCTGACACTTGATGTATTCAGTATTCTCGAAGGTGTTATTGAAGTCGCCACAACCGAAAACATAATTGCGACCACCCATACCGAGAGTGATGGCGGTGACTTCTTCAGTCGCCTTTGAAGGTTCAGGGAATCCGTTTTCAGATCCAACCTCAATGTCGATATATGCAACACATATCTGACTCAAGTCCCAATCAATTTCTTCTGGGAAGATGTCAGATATGAATGCATACTCATAACGGTTTGAACCGTACACTTCAAAGTTGTTGACATCTTTAAATTCATCCATGAAGTTTCTTGCCTCACGAATGGATTTAAAGACCTTTTCTTCAACATACTCTTTATTCAGAGTTTGCCATTTAGTTGGAGTTGTGGATTTAACATAGAACTTTGGATTGTAATGAACCTTCTTGCGGAATCTCTTACCATCTTTAATCCCGCGAAACAACACATTGTCACCAATAATGGTGACATTAGTGTAAAATGCACTCATACAATCAGTTGTTTTGGAGGAGTTACGATGCCGCCGAACATTGAGTTATAGGTATTCTTGACATCGTCAGAAGCATCGCCAGAAGTAATGATTCTATCGTGAGATATCTTTTTATTACCTTCCATAAGATTACACCAAGGAACGAAACCAAAAGTAAATCCGTCTTGTGCAGGACGAAGCATAATTGAAAGTGGATTCTTCAATTCAATATAACTTTCATTTTCAGAAACAACTTCGCCAATAATTTCTTCGCCTGTAATCAATTTTAAAATTCTAACAGTCATTTAGTTCACCTTTATTTAAATTTACCGACATCTAGTATATCAGATTTGTGCACTTCAACGTAACCTTTTTTACCAGAGACTTTGATTGCCCGCCCTCTAGTTTTGTGCGTTGTGTTTGCTGCAATCAACAACACTATTGCCAACGGATCAAATACAAACACAAGCAATATTATAACCCATCGCACAGCAGAATCAAAATGATTTTCAGCCTCTTTACCATATATCAACTCAGCGATATACTTTAGAGGACCAATTTCAACTTCTTGTTTTTTCTGTTCGGAAAGGAGTTTGTTACGCTCGCTTTTTAATGAAAGAATTTCTTTGTCTATTTCTGATCTATTCATCTCAATCGTTTTTCTTTCGGAATCTAAACGTCGTTTTTCCTGTAAACCTTTCGTCACACTTCCAAGTTCTATATACTTGACCAAAGTATTATCTATGTTTGTGATTTGCTTGACATAAAGATCTCGAGTGAATTCTTTACTTTCAATATTATCGTTTATTGTTTCAATCTGCGCAATTAAATCACTTGTACTTGTAGCCGAACTTTCAATGTGTGCTCGAGAAAGGTAACCAAATATTCCCATTGAGGTGATGAGCATTAGTATTGCAATTGCGGTCGACATGTACGATCGCATCAAGATAGAGCACTGATCCCAATTACGATACAACCAAGAAACTGAAACAAGTTTAGCGACTTCAAGTGCTGCACCCATCATTAAGATGGACCAAAATGCTCCACTGAATATTGCTGTAAGCCCAATAATTGAGTAGTACGCCGCAACACCTGACAGAAATAGTGCGGTCATTAAAACGATAATTTGCATCTAACAGACCGAATAAACAAGTTTAATATTTATTCAACGACTTTCCTGCTAGACATTGCCTTCCATTTTCTGGATACGGCTCGATCTTCTTCCGCTTGTATTTCGGTTTTCTCTATTCTCTTGCGTGGATACCCGTCCAAAAGAGTTTTATCTTTTAAACTTTTTGGGACTTGATTGCAATAAAAGACGCCATTGGACATGGTCCAGGTATCTTTTCCTACCTTAAGATACCATCCCATAAACTCTTTTATCTCAACATCATTTCTCACGAAATGATCTTTGAGTTCAGCAAGCGAATTCATCATTCACCATCAGACGAATCGCGATTTTCAGAAGTGTTGCGCTTCAACTTAAATCCAACATGACTTGCGTGAGCAGCAATCATTGCTCTACGAAGATCACCGCGCTCATGTGCGTTTTTCACCCACCCATATGTTTCAGCCATAGCAAGCGAACGCTTGATGCTGCGTGGAAGTTTAGCATTAAAGAAATCACTACGATTAGCCATTTAGTTCACCTTTGTCTATTACCATTAGGGTACTATCTTTCTTTTTATCTTTCTCTCTGAGGTCAAAAACCTTAATACATTTTTGCATCTCAGGTGGAACAATTGATGAAAGTTGATATAACCAACTGTATTCATCAATGTCTTCAATACACATCATACCATTTTCTGAGAGTTTAGGCAAGTAATATTGAATTGCCAGTTTTATCGACTCGAGTGTATGTGGACCATCATCTATGATTAAATCAAAAAAGTCATCTTTAAAAAGGTTTGATGTTTGCTCGGTGTATGCGTCTGCAATTATCTGTACAATTCTAGATTGATTGTCGAGAGCAGCACAGTGCTTAATATCGATACCAACAATATTTGCTTCTGGGAAGTAATCGCGCCATAGTAGGTGGGACCCACCATTCCAAATGCCAATCTCTAAAACATTTTTTGTCAATCTAATACGTTTAAATAACTCTCCGTATACAGATTCAACATAAGAATGTTTAACTTCAATCCATTTAGCAATTGTATTGTTTGTACTAAATTTGTCTGTGTCGTACAAATTGGTTTTACATAATTCCAGCAATTCAGTAGCCATATTTTTCTTTTCTAATAAGGATGATAGTAACATTTATGCGTTTAATGCTTTTTCACATCTAGCCCAAAACATCTCTTGATTGCCTGGGTGTGCGATTTGAAAATTATGATAGTACATATCGCCGAATTCTTGGTTACCAAATGTAGTACCAATTCCATAAACTGGCATATCGTCTTTCAATGCCCAGAAAGGTCGCTGATCTTCTTCCCAACCATATTTGTGTGGCGCTTTATCGAAAGATACAGGGAGAATAAGTTCCACTGGAACATTCTTGGCTTCAGCAGCCCAAGTATATTCTTCAGCAACATCAGATCTTTCTGTTTCTAATGCAGGAGGTTTACCGATGTTGATGTATGTTTCTTTTGAAAGAGCAATTGCCGAAGGTGCTGCAAAAAGATGTTGATCGTTTTTTATATGATTTGAACGTTGAACGTTTCCTATCACTTTACCGTTTGATGCTTGCTCAATATAGTATTCAATTGCCTTTTCGCTTAATGGAATACAATCAATGTCGAGAATTAATACCACATCGTGATCCAATTCTTGCTTAACTCCCGATTCTTTCATGTATTCTGGTCCTGCGCCATTTACAGTCCAGAAGTAATCTATGAATTGAGCGTGGCTTGGCATGCCTTTAACTTGATAGAATGGGATTTTAGATTTGTTGAATTTATCAACAACTTTCTTTTGCATCTCTGGGGTTTTGTCTAAAATATTTCCCATAAAATAAGTAACAATACATGGATTTTTCATTTTGCACTCTCTAAGTTTTGTATTTCAGTAAAAAGATCGACAGCCAATTGATCGTAGAAACGTTTATGCGCTTCAAGTTTAGCATCATCTGTGCGATGATGAATTCCACGATCGGCTTGGTGGTCGGACGAAGTTAGCCTTCT